ACATCGTAGCCTGGTTCAATTATTACAGTATCTGTAATAGTTTCTCTTGTTCCAGTATCAATAGATATATCAGTATCCGTTGATAAATCAATACCATCCCAGCCATGAACTAATTTAGGGTAGGCTAAGATAAAATGAACACCAACGTATATAACCATTACTAAAAGTAATGTCCATGCACTCATTCTTGTTCCTTTATTGTCGATCCAGTTCATTGTATTCCCTCCTTGCATAGTTTGTTATTAGCATCTTCTAACAATTCTTTTGTAATTGTTAATTCTTGTTCCATTTCTTTTAATTGGTTTCGTAGAACTTCCTTATCCTGTTTATAATTATAAATAGCGTTATCTTTTTGTTTAATAATATCTTCAGTTGGATCATCATAATCATCTTTAATAAGATGTTTAATACCAGTTAAAAGATAATCTAATCGTAAAGGTACTGATACAGGTATATTTATTTTAGGTATCTTCATTGTTAGGCTCCTTTCAAGTTAATAATCTGCTGGCCAATCTGTTGTATCGGTAATCTTAGTTTTAGTACTCTTAGTTATGTTTTTTACAGCCATAGAATCTATCTTTTTTTCTAAAGTATGTATTGATTCAGTTATGTCTTGTTCCATACGAGAACCTTTTAATAAACCCATCATTTCAGATAGATGTCCTGCTTCTTCAGGGGTTAATATCAAAATTACTGAATTCATAGCACCTCCAATTTAATAAGAAATGTGGTCATAGTATTGCTTCCATTTCAGGGATTATTAAGATTTCTTCTATTAGATCATTTTGTGGGTGTGCCCCTAAATAATCTTCAGCTTGTTGCCTAGATTGAAATAAAATAATATAACCTTCTTGATCTGTTAACATTGGCATATGTGCATCTTCTACTGTTCCAGAGAATCTAAACGGACATTCAAGAGCTAAAGCCCACTTTATATCCATGATTTTTATCCTATTTGTTCTTAAGATGTTGATTTAACATAATTACTTTTCCATCTGCTTCGTCATTTGCGGCTCTATCCACTGCTAAATCATCATTGAAATTTTGATGAGTCATAGCTTCTCTATCTTCTGCACCATAATAGTATGCCCCCCAATTAGTGGCTAATTTCATAGCACCATCTATATCCTTTTGTGAAAATGTTGTATCTTTTGTAAAAACTACTTCACGTTTATATTCAATCTTATAATACGCTTTCATTAATAGTAAGAATGCATTTAGCATGTCGTTCATGCTATCTCCTTTCTAACTCTATTTTACCTTTTAAAAATATCAGGTACCAGAGCTAACTATGCTAACTCTGATACCCTAGATAGTGTCTGTAAGTGCGGGTTACTAGTCCCCCTACTTTCCACTATCTTTTATAAAGATTAACCAAAAATTAATATGTCTTTTTAGTTACTTAGAACAACTATTAAATACATCACATAATTTGCCATAAGGGTAATTATTAGCCATTTCCCATGCATTAACATAGTCAGCTAATAAAAACAGACCTATAGACAGAGTGATAAAGATTACTATAATTCCAATAAAACTAATTAATCTTACATACTCACAATAATTAACGTATCTTTCTTTAATAGTTCTATTCATGGTAGTTTCCCTTTCTTAAGAATCACACCTGTTTTCTTATTAACCCAGATACGCTCATTGATTACAGCTTTAGATGGTACTAATTTGTACTCTTTATATAATTTTACGTATTTATTCATAGTCTTTCCTTTTTTAATGAAATGGACAAGGATCATCTCCTTCATCAACTTCATAAACAACTGCACATACTTCGCACCATCCTGTTTCATCACTTTCACATTTAAATCCTTCTATTAAAGCTTTCTTCTTATTCTCTTCATAATCTTTAGCTAGTCCTATACCTACACAATCTATTACTCCTTTAAATCGTATCCATCCTTGAAACAGTACAATTACTAGTCCAACTCCTACAATCCATAATAAAGTAGCCATCTCTATCTCCTATATAAGTATTTATAAGTACTGCAAAAACTCCTGCCCCCTGCAAGGGAGAGGGTTTTAGGAACTAACTATCTATGTCAGACTCAATTCAGGTAAAAAAAATAGCCGTACGAGGCTTACGCCCCGTACAGCTATAGTTATGCAGAAGTTTATTTCTTGTTCTTCTTCATAAACTTCGCTTTTGCTTTCTTGATCAGATCCTTCTTGTTTCTGACCTCTTGCTTCTTAGCTTCAGCACTCTTAACAAGTTCTAGAGTGAAGCCATCCTGAATCGATTCCATAACTTCAGGAATGTCGGATTCGTCCATAGAGGTATTCTTCTCAGGTAGATTAATGAATACCCAAGTAGTGCCTTCAACATCCAGCTTTATTCCATCGCCTTCAGTAGTGTTGAGGATGAACCCGTCAACTCCGAAAGCAGTACCTTCCAGAGCGTCTATAATATCTTCTTCCGTCAGGGCTTTTGGTGTTCCTGATGGAAAAGCTCGACCCGTAACTAGGATGAATCTGCACTCACCGCTAGCATCTAGGAATCGGTAACGGTCATTGTTACTCAGAACAGTGCCGTTACTATTATTCTTCTTTGTACCATTAGAACTTGGTGCTACGTCCAACAATGATGAATTCGCCATAACGTAATCTCCTTAAGTTAGGCGTTGTATGGGGAAAAGTCCCCTGAATAAAGACCAGTCAAGTCCAGTCTTTATTCTGAATGCTTAATGCATCCTGTTGCCTGCGAGGCTTGGGTTTGATTCTGATTTAGCAAGTATTTTAGAAAGGAGAAAGATATGGCACTTTCTAACGCACTTTCTGGGTGTGTTTTTTTATGTGTAAAAAAAAGGTAAAGCCAGGGATGTAGAGTCCCTGACTTTACTTCTTTTACGCAGCCTTCTTCTTAGACTTACGTTTTGGCTTAGCAGATGTCTTTTTCTGCTTATTAAGCCCCTTCTTGGTATTATCTTTGACATCGATGAATACCATCTCTACTACATCTAGAGCCATATCTCCGATGTCGATGATTCGCTTGATCCAACCAAGCGCTTTTTCAAAGACGTACCAAAAAGTATCGATTGCAGACCACATGTTAACCTCCGTTGTTATAGATTAGCCAAGTTTATAGAGTATAGGAGTGGCTATTTCTCCTGCTCCCTGTTAGGGAGTGTGTAAAGATCGTTTAATCTTTTAGGGCGGGGGGTAAATCTCTGATTTACTTCCCGACCAATTAGTACTGAACCTCTACCTAGAAATAAAAAATCTCACGCGGGCTTTGGGGGAGTTGGTAATTCTGGTAAGTATTTTAGTTATAGACCGTATAGAGTAATTATTAATAATAATAATAAGAATATTAGCTATACGGTGGATAAGTAGAGAAGTTACCAAACTTACCAAAAGAGAGCTTTACTCTATTTAATAAGGACGCAAGACGAGCAGAGCCGAGCGCCAGCGGAAGGCTCTGCGAAGTCTGGCGGACGCTTCTTATTCTTAAAGGAGAGTTAGAGCTTTATTTATAATAAGTTACAAAAAGTTAAATCTCACATATGAGATTAAACAGGGTACTTTAATCTCTATATAGAGAATTAACTTAAGTTTAATGTTGCATTTTGTAGGTTTTTAGCTATTATAGGGATATTATTACTTAGTTCATCTTAGGAGGAAATAATGGTTCATGAGGTAAAAATATATGATGGAGAAGGAAATTATGTAGAGACTATTCAACCACAGGTTGATTACAGTGGGAAGATACTGAAGTCACGTAAATTCCAAGCTCATCCATGTAGAGGATGTAAGGAGCCTACTACAAATCTGCATTATTGCTCCAGTTGTCAGTATAAGAGGGCTGGTAAACGATAATGTTTAATAAGTTACAATTAGGGACCCAGCCCGCATCGTTATTAGCTAAGACTAAGTTGACTAGTTCAGCGGCTTTGGTTTTACTGAAAATGATGTATCATATTAATAGAATGAATATGGTAATTGGGACTCCTGAAACTATTTCAAAGATGTCAGGGGTTCGGTTGCATGATTTTCATCGTGGGTTAAGGGCCCTTAAAAAATTAGATTTTATTAGGAAATACACGAAAAAAGAATATATGCTTAACCCGGATGTTATGTTTAATGGGGACGATAAACGTTATTATGTAGTTAAACATATGTGGGATACTCAAACTAGTAAGGGGCTGAAAGATGAGAGGACGCAAACGCCTTAGTAAACCGAGTAATAAGCATGCGGCTATTTTAGAGGCATTAAGCGATGGGAATCGCCCAGCTACTGTTGCGCGGGTTTATAATATGACCCGGCAATCTGTTCGAAGTATTGCATCTCGATGGCCGGATTTTTTACCTAAACATAGACAAAACAGGAAGGGTTTAAGTCGTGCAAAAAATAGGTGAGATAAACCCGTTAACAGAACATAAAGGGCATGAGGTTGTTACAGTACAGGCTAGAAGACGGCTTATGTATTTATGTAAAACTTGTAATACGTGGATTGGCAAGAAGAAGATTAGGGCCCTAAAATAGGAGAAACACTATGCATGCTTGGGTTTTAGTTATGATTATATTCGGAACAACAGCTAATCCAAGTGGGATTAGCCATATGGAAGTACTAAAAACTTATCAAATACAGCGAAACTGTAGTGAGGCTATTGCAAAAGCTTTAAGTATTAGGATGCCTGTAGCTAGAGAATTTAGATGTTTAGAATATAAACCTATGAAACATAGAAAGGCAACTCATAGCTTTGAGAACAAATGAGTAAATATATTAACTTAGAAACGCCAGGTACACTTCCGTTAAGTAAGACAGCATGCGCACTGCTCTTACCATTAACTATTTTATCTAATAAAAACAATGAGATAGATAAAAAGGAGTTTATGAGTGCGATTTCTTGGATTAAAGATTATCGAACTTGGGACAAATATTGGGCGGAATTAGTCGATAATAACATTGTAGTACAGGTAGATAAAGCTACCTGGATGGTATCCCCCCATGAATGCTATGCAGAGGGCATTTCTCATAACGAGTTAATTCATAAATGGAATGAGGTACAAGATGCAGTTAAGTAACTTAAAAGATGTAGAAGCTAATTTAGAGACTACTGATTATTTAACTAAAGAGCAATTAGCAGGTGCTTTACCGGATAAGAGGTTTAGGCGCAATTTAACAGATGAAGTTGTAGCTATTATTAATTCAGAGTCTGATAGTGAGTTACGAAGAGTATTTAGAGATAATGCACTAAGTTACGCTTCTGTCTTAGCTAACGGTAAGCACTCCTTAGCTGCTTATATTAACGCTGTTAAGTTCGTATCTCTTAAGCTAATGGGAGATAAGGCCTCTACTGCGTATAGCAAGGTATTCCCAGATAGATATCAGAATTTGTTAGATAAGGGCTCTTCAGCTTCGGATATTGCGAGTTTTGCTGATCATTATAGTAAAACAGGGCTTATTACTAAGATATTAGAGCAGACTATGATACCTACGCATATCTTAAATGCGGGTACGTATCAGGAAGCTATTAACGTGCAGGCAGAATTAATGCGTACAGCTAAGTCTGAAATGGTTAGACAGAAAGCAGCTGAGAGTTTAATTACTAATTTAGCAGCTCCTGCTCAAGCAAAAATTGAGCTGGAGGTTAATTATAATAACGATATTGTAGATGATTTACGGGCGACTACTAAAGCGTTGGCACAACAGCAGCTTAAGATGATTCTAAATGGCCAGTCTAGTGCTAAAGAAGTTGCGCATAGTGAAATATTAGCTAGAAAAGCAGCTATACCCCCACCACCCCCACCTCCACTCTTACCCGAAACAACTTATGAGGTAATTGAAGATGCCGATTAAGAAGACCGTAGATCAATGGCTTAACGATATTGATTATACTGATGACCCGACTTATGTTCCTAGTGAGTTTGCGTTAGAGTTTATTTCGTTTATTAAGTTAGTTAACGGAGATAAGGGCGAAGAAAATAAGACACCTGTTATTCATTACAGGATGATTGATAAAATAGCAGGTAAAACGCAGAATACAGCTAATATGTGTGCCCGTGGTTTAGCTAAAACCACTATTTTTGCTGAATATTTATTCTTGTATCTATCTGTTTATGGGGCGATTCCTGGATTTGGGTCTGTAGACTATGCTCTTTACGTATCTGATAGTATCGAAAATGGGGTTAAAAAGATGCGATTACGTATGGAGCGTAGATGTGAGAATAGTGAATTTTTAAAAAAATATATTTCTGAGTTTAGATTTACAGATATTAGATGGTATTTTAAAAATGCAGAAGGCAAAGAGTTTGTAGTGACGGGGCATGGTGCCAAAACAGGGGTTCGTGGAACCGTTGAATTGAATACGAGACCGCAACTTGCTGTACTTGATGACTTACTCGGTGATGAAGATGCTAGGTCCGCTACGATTATTGAAAATGTTGAGAACACGGTCTACTCGGCTATTGACTATGCGTTACATCCGAACAAGCGTAAAGTCATATGGTCTGGAACTCCGTTTAACTCTAAAGATCCTTTATACAAAGCTATCGAATCTGGTGTCTGGCACGTAAACGTTTACCCGGTGTGTGAGACTTTTCCGTGCACTCAAGAAGAGTTCAAAGGTGCTTGGGAAGATCGTTTCGATTACGAGTACATTAATAATCAATACATTAAAGCAAAAGGTGCAGGTAAACTAGATTCGTTTAATCAAGAGCTTATGCTACGTATAACGTCTGCAGAAGAACGCTTGATCCAGGATTCAGATCTAGTTTGGTATAAACGTAGCAATGTTATTCAGAATAAAGGAGCATATAATTTTTACGTTACTACAGATTTTGCTACATCCGATAGAGAGCATGCTGACTTTAGCGTAATTAATGTGTGGGCTTATAACAATAACGGTGATTGGTTGTGGGTAGATGGATTTTGTAAAAGGGCCCTTATGAATGACACTATTGATGCCCTGTTTCGTTTAGTTCAAGAATATAATCCGCAGGAAGTAGGTATCGAAACTACTGGGCAACAAGGCGGATTTATTAGTTGGATTCAAAATGAAATGGGGCAAAGAAACATATATTTTACATTGTCTAAAGGAAAAAATAGTAATACTATAGGGATCAGGCCGACTAAAGATAAAATGAGCCGATTTCAACAGAATGCAATACCGCTGTTTAAATCTAATAAAATTTGGTTACCAGAAGAATTAAAAGATAGTACAGAACTTGAAGAGTTACTTTTTGAATTATCTTTAGCAACGTTTAAAGGATTTAAAAGTAAGCATGATGATCACATTGATACAATTACTATGTTAGCTGAATTAAATGCATGGAAGCCGAGTGAAGTAGCAACGCATGAAGAACAAGAGCAGCCGTTAGATACTTCAACTATGTGGGGCGATAATATTACTAAGCAATCAGGCGATAGTTCTTATTTTGTTTAAATAGAGGATGCTATGAAAGTTTCTGAATACATTGATTACTTAATAACAGGAGAGTGCAGTAAATTAGCTATTGCTAATGTTGGGGACATGTCTGCTAATCCAAGCCCATCCCCAACTACAGTACAAACAACTAATCAGCAACGGTTTATTAACTATGTTAATTTGGCTAACTTAGCTCTACATAAACGATTTAACTTAATAAAGAAAACAATTGAGCTAGATAATCCTTTAAACGAAGAAGAGTTTGCGTTACCCTCAGATTTTTTAACTCCTTTATACGCGTACTACACAAGTGATTTTGACCCAGTAACTATTAAAGATGATTCTGTAAAAGTAATAAATAAAGTAGATACAGCGGTGTCTATTCTTATCAATGAGCCATTTAAAGCAGTGATTAAGGGTAATGATGCAGAAACCCCTAAAAGAACTCAGATTCTTTTAAAGTACGCTGCAGCACCAAAAAGAGCTACAGCAACTTATACTGATTTAAAAATTAATGAAGTTTATACCGAGGCATTACTTAATTACGCAGCATATAAAGCCCATAGTGCTATTAGTGGTGATATAAAAGATGAAAATAATACTTACTTTCTAAGATATGAAAGTAGTTGCAAACAACTTATTAATTCTGGCATGTGGGGAAATAATGAAATAGAGACCAATACTAAATTAGTCGATAACGGATTTGTATAATTCGTTTGACTTTTTAGA